GAGGTAGCCATATTTCTCCTTCGCTCCTTCTTAGCCACAGGAGCTGCCCTTGTTCAGTGAGATATTCAATTCCATGTTCCTTTTCCTGATAGACTTTCCAGACTGCTTGAAGTAGTTCTTCTTTTGTCTTTGCGTTTGCAAGAGCTTTTTCTGCTTTCTTGGGGCCAATTCCTTCTAGACCCGGAATGTTATCGACCCTATCACCCGTGAGTAGCTGAGTACAAAACGCTTTGTATCCACTGAAGTCATCTACGTATTCTGTCTGTGCCTTATGAGGATTGTGATGCCATCCCGGTATCTGCCTGAGATCCTTGTCAACACCTACAAGCAGGTACTTATCAATATCTACAGACATCCTGATAGCTACTTCATCATCGGCTTCCTGTCCCTCTACAACAACAGCCCCTAGGCGGGTAATCATGCATTCACGCAAAGCATCGTAGTGTTTGGGCTTTTTAGCGTCCTTGCGATTACCTTTATAGGGTACTGTCTTTGCAATCTCGTAACGGTAATTGTTTTTACCAGTTAAGAAGGCTTCATAAGAGTCTGCCTTCAGGTGTATGTAGACCATATCTTCGAGTGTCTCTACTAACCTGCTCTTTGCAAACTTCTCAGAATCCTCCTCACTAGCAAAACCAACACCATAAATCAGGTAGTCAGCATCAATGAGTAACTGTTTAGGCGTATCCTTAGAGGACATCATCCAAAGATTCATCAAAAGGGCTTTCTTCACCCTCAGGGGAATAAACTTTCAAGTCGGTAACAATCAACTTCTTGATGCTCGGGGATGCTCCGTACTTGGCTGACATCTTGTGGCGATAGCTAGTCACCAGTGCAGTAACCTTTGTACCGTTACCGATCTTGGAAATATCCACAGGCTTACCTGCCTCGTCCACAGGTTCGAACACGTACAGGCTCTTGCCCACGATGTACTTACCCATTGTATCCTTCTCTTTGATCTGGATTCCAAGCTCTTTCAGGGCTTCAGCAGCTTTGTCTGAAAGATTACCAATGGTGCACTCATACTTCTTGTTGTCTTCATTAAACTTCGTATTGAAGTTATTCATCCAGTTAGCCCAGAAGAGTTCTCCACCGATCTTTACAGGTTTCATATCCATTTCATTTTCCTTTAATTAGTGCTGCAATGCAGCTGGTTGGTGAGACTGGAGGGATTTGAACCCTCACGCATTAAGCGGCAGATTTTAAGTCTGCTGCGGCTACCGATTACGCCACAGTCTCGCTATTTTCAGTCTTTTGTTGCTCGGTGAACTGTGCCACGAGCTTCTGATGCAACGGAAAAGCACCAGACTCGGTAGGCAACTGCCCAATAACACGAACAATGAAGGCTGCTTCGTGATCTTCAAGTGTAAAAGTCATTTCTATCTCCTTTTTTTGCGGTACATCTATTGTAACCGAATTCTGTCTATTTTGTCAAGGTCTTCTGCAACATTTTCCAAATATTCTTGGATTCCTACTGCCACAGCCCATATCGTCATCATATCAACCTTCTCTGTGATATTGACTTCGAAGCTATCTGAATACAAATTTATTACAATCTGTCCTATGACATCATTGTCAGTGTGTTTCTTTGTGCTCTTCGACATACGAAGCTGCCTTTCTCATAAGCTCAGGGTTGTCTTTAAACAGTCCAAGAGCGCGGTTACAGTTATGACAAAGAAGCTTCCTTACTTTGCCTGTGTCGTGATCGTGATCCACTGCTAGTTTTTCATTGTGGTTGTTCTTACCAATCAAGAATCCTTCACTATGACAAAGATAGCACTTGTAGTTCTGATCCTTCTTCATTTGCTCCAGAGTAGCATCGTCAATACCGTAGTTCCTTTTGTAATAGGCGTTCTTACCTTTGCAGGCAGAACTACAGTATAACTGACAAGGGTTTGTAGGAGTGAACACGCTCCCACAAGTCTTGCAGTTTTTATCTTTAAAGTAGCCATTCGGATACTTAGTGAGTCCCGTACCAGTTTGCACCTATCTTCCCTTCTGCTGCAACAGGACAACGAAAATTCAGATCTTTACCGGCTTTAGCTGCTGAGGCAATGACAATCTCTTTTACTGTCTCAGCAAACTCAGGCTTAGTTTCGATCTGTACTTCATCATGAACGGTTGCCACTAATTTGTATGGTATTTTTTTGTTTTTAAGTTCCTCTGAAAAGTTAACAAGCCACTTCTTAGCGATAATGGCCCCTGCTGATTGAAGAAGCGTATTGAGAGCAGAGTGTTCTGAACGAATGTTAAGTCTGCGCCCATCAAGTCCCGGTAGCCAGCCTTTTTGAGCGAACTTCGCAACCTTTTGCTTGAGTTTTGCATACGCAGGGACGTTCCGTTCAAAAGAATCAATAATTTTTTTTCCTTGAGAGGATGATCCACCAATGATAGAACCCACTTTTGCTGGCGAAGCCCCGTAGAGCGTGGCATAGAGCACTGTCTTCGCATCGTTGCGTGTAGGTACTCCAAACGCTTTTTGGTTTCTTGTATGTACATCACCGTTTACTACCTCATTCGTATAGTCTTCGTCATTCAAGTAATGAGCAAAACACCTAAGCTCAATACCAGACAAGTCAACACCAACAAGCACGTTACCTTCTTCAACAGACCAACACTCACGACATTCCTTACCATACACACTACTCGTGTTAGGTATTTGTCCCATGTTAGGGCTTGAATGTGTCATCCTGCCTGTCACTGCTCCATTGGTAATAACCTTTCCATGCACTCTACCGTCATCTTCTACGGCCTTGATCCAGCTCTCGATCTGTGCTACCCTTTTCTGGAGCATCAAATACTCTGCAATCATCTTAGCCTCTGGGATGTTGATATTTGACAGTATGTTCTCATCGACCATAGCCTGCCCTGTCTCGGTAAACTGCTTAGGTTTCCATCCTAACTCAACTAGCTTTTCTCCGATCTGCTTTCTTGATCCGGGGTTGAAAGTAACCAACAAGGGCTTGAGTTCCTTTCCTGTTTTCTCGCTGACTCTCGGGACTTCGTAGGCAGGCCATCTCTGCTGCATCTGTTCATATATTCCTGCCATCTTTCCCTTGATGTCAGTAAGTAACACAGTGGCGTAGATGGTATCGAGTTTGAATCCATTTCGTTCCTGCTCCGCTATGATTGCCGCAACCTTGTGTTCCAAATCAACACTTTCTTGCGAAAACTGTTTCTGATCCTGTTCATTGCATAGGTTAAGATACAGCCTAGCAGTAACTTCAACATCCCTAATGCAATAATGCTCCAGAAGACCCACCAAGGGTTTATCAAAGCACTCTCCGTCATACTCCTGCCTCCTGTCCATCATCCACTGCCATACAGCAGGGTAGTCAATCTTGTGAAACCCCAGTGTCCTCCCCCATGACTCTAGACTGTGACCTTGTTCCCTGCTCGGATCTAGAAGCCTGCTTACTATCAGTGTATCGAATACCTTCTTCAAGCCTATCTTCGTATTCCATTGCCTGTTCAGCACTGGAAAGTCGAATCCGATGCCGTTGTGAGCTACGATCAATGTAGCGTCCTTTATAAAGTCCTGAAATGGCTTTGCTTCTTTCCATGTTCTTATTTCGCCTGTGTCAATGTCTTTCGTTACGACCAAGTGGATCTTCTTGTGAGATAGATCCGTTTCGATGTCGAGGACTAGCCTCATACGTATCCTTCACTTTAAATTAAGCCATAGGCCCACCTGAGCAAACGCATAACCTGTCCAGATCATGCCATTCGATAGTTCACCCTTGCTCCACTGCAAGACACCTACAATGAGATACCCGATTCCTGTGGCTCCCACAATCAAGTGCTCAATAGTCATAGTGTCTCCTCTTCCATCTCTAACATTCTACCAGTTTCCTTGACATATTGCAAGTCACAAGCTGGCCCGGTGTAGCCATTGAATCTGTTCTTCGCTACGGCAACCTTTGTCTTGTGTCTTTCCTGTTCGTTCTCAGCCATGCTGTTCCTCTCCAGTGTAATTACTGCGTCAGATAGCTGGGCAATCGCTCCAGAGCCTCTGAGCTGAGACAGAGACACTACTTGCCCGTCCTCATGGCCTGCATTGCCCTGTGGCCTACGCAGGTGCGAGACACAGATCAAGGTAATCTCCAGCTCCTGAACCAGTGTTCTTAGCTTGGTCATCATGTTGTCTATGGCCTTTCGTTCATCTCCTAAGTCCTGACCACTAACAACAATAGAAATATGATCCAAGAAAATAACACGGCAATCAAAACCCTTAGCCATGTACCTGATTCTGTTAGCAATGTTGTCAACATCACTAGAACCAAAATGGTCAAAGAGATAAACACGGTTAGTTCCAAGAGTAGCATTGAACGCATCCTTTAGTTCCTGTTCTGTCACCGGAGTGTCAGGCAAATGTAGTAACTTGTTCGCATGAAGAGACATGATACTACGGGCTGTCTTTCGTGTAGATTCCTCCAAAAACAATCCTCCGATGTTCCACTGAGTAGTCTTCAAGAGATGGTACAGAATCTCCCTCAAGAATTGACTCTTACCCAGTCCAGACCCTGCGGTGACCGTAATCAGTTCTGCCCTCCGCAGGCCATACAGCAGCTTGTTCAAGCCCTTCCAAGGATACATAGCCTCCGCAGGTTGCTCTGGCTTCCTGACTTCCTCCCAGAGATCTGCGGCATTGACAATACCATCAGGGATGTATGTCTCAGCCTTCCACCATTCGTTTACAAACTCCTTCGTAGCTCCTGCCTGCAGGTACTCACAAGCATCTTTGTAGCCACTCTTGTGCTTGACAATCTTGGCCTTCTGTCCGAATAGCTCTGCAACCTCCTTAGCGGCCTTCTGTCCGGGTTCATCAGCATCGAAGCAGATAACGATGTTCTCAAAGCTGTTGAGCCATTCGTACTGGGCTTTGCAATCCTTTAGGGCCGCTTGAGCACCGTTTCGAATGCTGACACAAGGCCATTGACTGCCTGTAAGTTGGTATCCTGCCAGTGCGTCAAGTTCTCCTTCGTATACCGTGACGTACTTCCCACCTCCGTGAAAGAGATGTTGACCGAATAGAGTGGCTGATCCGAAACTTCCTGCAATTGAGAAGCTCTTATCCGCAACCGTTCGTAGCTTAAGAGCAACGATAGTTCCGGCTGGGTCAGCATAAGGGTAATAGTGGCGCTCTGCATCTTGAGTAACTCCAAATTTCTCACAAGTTTGTTGTGTGATACCTCGATCAGGGATTGACTTTACTTGTCCCTTGATCTCGACCTTCTTAGGTGCTACAGCGTCACGCATGACTGTTCTTTCTTCGCTTTGGTGTTCAAATTCAGTGTTCCCACACTTGAAGCAGTGCGTATGCCCGTCATCGTAGAGGCTGTTAGCGTCACTACTTCCACATTTATCGCAGGGTAGGTGACGCACGAATGTGCTCATGGAAAAGCCCCTTCTTCGTGTAGCTGACTCACTACAATGTCGTGCTGGTCATGGGCCTGTGTCTCTATGTCTTTCAGTTGTTCCTCGGACATACAGTCTACAATGTTGACCCATCGGCGCTCCTCTGGCCTGATTGTGGGCGCTAGATACCAAACTTCAAGCGTATCGAAGTCGATGTACCAGCTACCATCTTCTGACCAGATGTTAAACTCTATAGTCACATCGGAGTTAGCAACCACTGCAGGTAATGAAATCTTACTCATTTTAGACAAACCTTTACAATTGTTAAGACAAACAAAATTAAAGACACAATCATTGTACATTATCCTTTGTGATCCTGTCAATGGCTTTTTGAACATCAAGCATAATTGAATCGTAACCATTGGACACGATCAATTGTGCAACATCATCTATCGTTGAATGATACCAGCATTCAAACCTTACTTGCTCCTGTTCCTGCTCTGTCAATTCCAAGATGTAATCATCAAATGAAGACATAAGTATTCCTTTTGTAAAAGACAAACAAAGCCCCCTATGTTACTTATAAGTAACTGTATATGTATTATATATGTTTTATATATAATGGTCTATACTATGTTACTTATGAGTTACTGTTTCTTGTTAGTATCCTTTAAAGTATATATTACCATACTTTTGAGGATTTGTCAAGCCCTTCCTGTAAAATTCCTTTTTCAAAGAGTGCGAGATCGTCCAGATCAATGTCAGACTCTGATAACAGATCCTTACGATCCTTCGTGGGTATGTCCAGATCCAGAATACATCGGTTGCACATATCCAAGTATTCGTTGGTTAGTGCGTGTTTTCTGGTTGTCTCGTAATCGTTCAAGTTCCTATTGCAGGCCACACAACGCATAGAAGCTCCTTACCCTAGTGTGGGTATTAAATCTTACAAAAAACCTCTCTAAAGCCCTTTTAAGGGCTTTTAAAGGGTGTTTAACGTGGTAGGAATAACCCTAGTATCCATGCAATGATACCTTTAGAGGGTTTTTCTGGCAATTCTATAGCCTGCCCTCTAGGGTCAAAGTAACACTCTTCAATTGTTCTGGGTGTCTTAAAATGCGATTCTTTCATTGTTTTACCTCTTCATGTAGAACTGTTTCTATTGCCTCGATCAATTCCCGTGCTTGCTCCTCAGACAATCTAACATTGCATGATGCATTAGATTGTGTGATTGATAACCAAACTTTGCTATCGTCTGATTCAAAAGGGCTTACGAATACGTAAGTGTACTTTTTTGCAGTGTCAATGCGATGTTCACTCATGCTCAATTACTCCTGTGTTAAAAAGGTGAATCTTCAATGTCAGGATCTGACAAAGCCAGTTCATATTGTGTCAATGGTTTGTCAGGCTTTGATCCCTCCAATGCGACACTTTCGGGTGTCTGCTCACCATTGTACCACTTAAAAGGCCACATTGTCGGTAGGGTCATTCTCTTACCCTCACAATTTTAAAAAGATTTAGACACTCTCCCCGTGCATAGTCTATCACGTCCCCGCTTATGGGGTCAAGTACTGGGACATCCTCGCCGTAATCATTGCAGTCTATCCAGTACTGCGCTCCTTTGCGATCGTTAAAGGTAGCGGCAACTATACCGCTAGACCTGAATTGTACTTGATACATAGTCAATCCTCAAAACTGAATAAAAACAAAGTTACCCTCGGAAGCTTCTGCGTACTGGGTATTCTGAGACAGAAAATCCTCAACCTCTCCGATGCGTTCATCGTCATCGGTGCATTGTGACAGATCGACATCATAATACTGGGCTATTTCCTGCCACGTCATTTCAGACCATTCACAGCAGATGCCCACGATGTCCAATTCTACCGGCTCTCCGGTACTGTCACTGTATTCTTCCAAGTACTCGAAGATAGCCGTAAGCGCCTCATATGAGAATTGATCCTTGCGTGATGATTGCATGAATGCATCACGGAATTGGTACACATTGAGAGTTTGAACGATAGCCATGCTTGATCCTTGATTGATCTACTGGAAAGGCCAGCACCTAGTACGCAGTCATTGTGTCGCTGTACTGCGCTAGAGTCTGTCACACTCTAGAACGCTACAGTGTCACATTGGTTACAGTGATTTGACGTAACTGTAATGCTCCGCTTGATCCTCATAAGGTGACAGGAAAGCACAAACAGCACATTGTTTAGCATCATATCTTACAAGGTCTCCTGAATCCCATTCCTTCCTAAAATTCAATCCTGTTTCTGCGCTTACTTTACGGATCGCCCCAAGCTCACTAGTGGCGCTGACTCTGTAGCGTTTCACCCATGAATAATTAGCATCCTCGCCATAGGTGTCCGTGACTTCAACATAAAAAACTGTTTGCATGATGGTTTCCTTTCAGTGATTGACGATTGATTGTATCAGATTCCAAGGGCTAACAGGACACCCCAAAGGGCGAAGACTACAAAGCATAGAATCATTGCAACAGTGTCGGACATGGTAGGTTTCCTTGGTTACTGACCAGCACCGCGCTAGCCATGACTCAACTATAGCATAGTCTTTCAGTGTGTCAATACCTAAATCGTATCTTTACAATTCTTTACAATAGATCCCTTTAAACGCCCTTGGTGCTGTTTTCTTTGTTTCCCTGCCCTAGCCCTTGGAAAATGTTATCAACACCTATTCTGGTACTTATCCACATTCCTGAGTCTTATATAAGACTTTGCCTGTGAATAACTTATACCCTGCCTAGTAACTTATACACAGCCTGTGAATAGTTTGTGGATA